GGATAGAAAATTTGAGTAAATCTCATATAGGGATACATATATCTTCTAAAACTAAAAAGAAACTTAGTTTTATAAATACAGGTTCTAAACATCCTCAATGGAAAGGTGGAAAAATAATATGTAAAACTTGGGGATATGTTTTTATTAAACAACCTAATCATCCATTTTGTAATAAACAAGGTTATGTCAGAGAACACCGTCTTGTTGTAGAAAAACAAATAGGTCGCTATCTTTTTCCAAAAGAAAAAACTCATCATCTTGGTGCAAAAGACGATAATAGACCTCAAATGTTGATGGCATTTATAAATAATGGTATTCATATGAAATTTCATTATAATCCTTCTTTAGTTAAACCCTCCGAAATAATCTTTGATGGTAGAAATTATCATTCTTAATAATTGCATTTCATTTTTAATTTAATATGTCTTAAATAAATTAGGGAATGTCGATGCTAAATCAGAATAATCATTTTTAGCCGCTCCATAATTGCTTTGTAATGAAGTTCCACCAGTCCCGCCAGAATATTGATTAAATAAATTGGTAAGCCAATCTTGCTGTTGCGTCTGTTGTTTAGTAAGATATTCCTGTTGCTGGTATTGCTGGAATATATCCATACCACCACCAAGAATATCCATTAAGAAATTGCCTCCACTATAATCAGAAGTAGATGCTGGAGTATAATATGATGGTTTCTGCCCAGTAATACCCATAAGAGATTGAAGCCAGTTTAATCTACCAGTCTCGCCAAATCGTGCTTTATTTATTGCTTCAGTTGAGGCTAACCCACTAACATCCTGTGCCTCCTGCATTCCCATAGCAGTAAGCATATTTTCAAGTGCAGGCGATTGACTGACATTTCTACGAGCCGCAGATGCCTTAACTTTACCTGCAAGACCTGTATCCATAGTCCCGCCCCAGTAATATTGAGTAAGTTTATTTTTAGCCAAATTCCATATTTCATCCCATTCGGGAGATATTGCTCCATATCCAGGTTGTTTTCCCCATTCCTGTAATTTAGACCACCATAATTCACGAGCTCCTTTTGCCTCTGGAAACTCTTCTAATTGTTGAGGAACGGGTTCTTCTTTCTTTTTAAATAAGTCGCTAAACCAGCTCATAATTACCTCCTAATTTTATCATTCAAATAATGCTTTCATCTCATCATCAGTAAAATTACCGAGTGTCTTTAATTTTTCTATTGCCTTTTGCTTATCAGAATTTTTCTTATCCTGTTTATCTTTAATTTCTTTTGCTATATCATCCAATTCTTTCTTGGGAATATCTATAATTCCTTTGGTGTTCAAATCTACTCTTTGTTTTGAGATATCTACTGGTTCATCTACCAATAATACATCGGTCGTCGTTGTCTTAAACCTATCCGCTAAAATATCAGCAGAAGGCATTTTATCTACTGTATTAGTCTGAATAATATCGCCTGTATTCTTGTTGTATTTGACGAGAGTTTTGGCATAAGCATTGCTTACTAAAAATAAACTTATCAAAATACCGATTAAAATTTTCATTCATTCCTCCTTATTGTGCTAAGACTTGACCGATGGCTATCCAGTATGAAGTTTTAGGTGAATTACCGTAATTATGAATAGTAAATCCAGTAGTCGTAACTGCCGTAACTGATGGTTCGCCGTGTTCGTCTGCTGCATCTTTAAGACCTATTACAACTATTGGAGCAGAAGCAAAAGTAAAAGTAAAAGAAACATTCGTATCACTATTTGCAGCATATTGCGCTGTTGCTCCACTATCTACCTTATAAAAATTTCCCTGCCCCTTGACATAAGCAATATCGCCTGAATTATCATCGTTGGTAATTTGAGTGATATTGCTTGAAGCGTCGTTGTAGAATGAACCAAGACGCTTATAATAGGTTATGCCTGTCGGGGCAGATGAATTAGTCGTAACTTTAATCGTGAAAGTCGTAGCATCGGCATCTGCGCACGCAAAAATGTAGTAGGTGGTAGATGAATTTTCCGATCCACTATCAATATCCGACCAACCAACCGAAGTAGCAGAAGTATTTACCCTAAGCCGTCTTACTGTGCCACCAGAATTAGAGCATACGATTGAACCCGTGCCTACACTTATAGCCGAGGCAGAGGAATAAGATATTACGCAATCGTGTCGGCCATAAGAAAGAAAACGGTCAAGAGCATTATTATTCGCAATGATAAGAGCATCCAGGTCAGATGCGTTTGCGGTCCCAGCAGGGTCGCTCGGGTCCCATTGGTCTGCGGCATAGATATTAGTTGACAATAAACAAATAATTGCTATACTTAATATAATCAATGAGGGGGCGATTTTATTTTGTCTAAAACTGGCGGTGAGTAAGGTTGGAGAATTTAATCGTTCTCTCATTGATAACCCGAAAGCCGCCTTAATTTTTTGGAGGACATTATGCCTAAAGGTATAAAAGGTTTTCAAAAAGGACATACTGTTCCTAATAAATGGAAAGAAATTTTTGCTAAAGTTAATAAGAAAAGAATGATAGGTAACAAATATTGTCTTGGTAGAATACCGTGGAATAAGAATACTAAAGGTATTATGAAAGCGTGGAACAAAGGTAAAAAAGGAGTTATGCCTATTCCGTGGAATAAGGGAAAAAAACTTGGCTTTATTCCTAAATGTGCTTTCAAAAAAGGACATATTCCGTGGAATAAAGAAAGAAAAGGTATTCATTTGTCTTTTAAAACTGAATTTAAAAAAGGACAAAATATTGGAAAAAATAATTTTAATTGGAAAGATGGTAAATGTATTGAAATGGGATATGTTAGTATCAGAAAACCTAAGCATCCTTTTGCTCGTCCCAATGGTAGAGTTTTTGAACATCGCCTTATAATGAAAAAACATCTTAGACGTTATCTTAAACCTGAAGAAAGAATTCACCATCTTAATGGCATTAAATCTGATAATCGTATTAAAAATCTTAAATGGTTTCCTAACGAAAGCGAACATCAGAAATTTCATAGTTCTTTTAAACGAAATCAACATCCCCATAAATAATTTTTTCATATTTTCCTCCTTAACTTGCTATTAAAACTACTGCACTACAATATGTGCTATTTCCACCACCTAATTGAAAAGTAATATCGTAATCAGTCCCATTAGTCAAACTTGACACATCAATAGTCGCAGAAGTAGCCCAAGCTGGAGAAGTTACAGCACAAGATACAGTATTGTTCTGTCCACCAATATCAACCTTAAGTACTTGAGTGCCAGTAACACCACTACACCAAGTTCTGGCAAAAATGGTAACTGTAGAAATTCCTGCTATTTTTGTAAATTTCCCTTTAAGAGATAATGTTCTTAAGGTATTTTCATAGACACCAAAAAATCTATAATTAGCAAACGTTGCTACATTTATGTCTGGACTTAAACTCGTGCTTTCATATAGGCCTACTATATTATTAGTCCCTAAACTATCTACTCCATACCATTCAAAGATGACATTGGAAGTACCGGCACTTGAAATCGTTCCCCAACTTGAATTAGTAGCATTTGTGGTAAGGTATTTCCCCGAATTTCCTGTTTGTGAAGGAAGTAGGGCGTCTATTGCTGTCTGTGCCGTAGTTGAGTTCGTTCCACCATTAGCAATCGGTAAAGGATTGCCTAACGAGGTAATTACACCAGTTGTATTAGTAACATACATTATTCCTGTTGACAATGAACTTAGTGCCTGTTCTGCACTAAGGTCTGAATTGGCTGTTTGAGTTATATAGGTTGCACTTCCGGGCGCAGTCTGAGCAGTATATAATTTATTTAACTTTCGTATTTCCTCATTCAAAATTGCAATGCTGCGTTCATCAAAATCAGTAATAATATCCTGACCCGCGTAAGTAATAAAAACTATACTTAAAGTTATGAATAAGATTATGTATAATATTTTTCTCATATTAGACTAAAGGTTCTAAGTCAAAAATTACGCCGACTTTATCTATATCCAGATTATTCAAATCTGAATTTAGAATTTCCAAATTAAAAAGTGTCCCTAAGAATTTTCCTGTTGTAAAGTATTCCTCATAACTATCGGGATTACTGGCTAAATTTATCTCAAAAGTATCGCTATCACCCTCAAGATTAGTAATTTTAAGTATTAGCGTTCCTGATGTGCCTTGATGCAAAGAATATAATTTTTTCAAAACTTTCTTTCGCCCTGGATATCCTAAGTCTGTCCATCCAGATTTATAATGCAATGGAACAGTAGTCTCACCAACAGAACCTTCTTTATTGTAACTGATTTTTACATTGTAATTATTTGCCTTGACTAATGTCGGTGAATGAGTATAGGCATCTGTAGTCATTGAAACACGGTATTGTAGCCAAGTATTTGCAGTTTCACCTGAAATATCTGAACCTGATGGAGTGCTAAATTCGCTTGAATAATTACCAGTTAATCCTGCTTCAGTCGTTGCACTTCTTATGGCAAGAGTAATCGCATCTCCACTTGATATAAGACTCGGATTCCAATATGCCTTATTATAACTTGAAGCTCCGACATTCAGGGCCTGTGAGGTATAATTCCCTGTCAGACTGCTCCTATCAATAGTTCCAGTTTGTGCATTGATTGTGCCAGACATATCATTGATTGCCGTAGTTCTTGCTATTTCTATTATTGGGCTATCTGAATCGCCTCCGACTGTTGTAGGAATATAGCGAGCATTAGTAAATGTCCCACCGAAGTCAGAATGCCTTCCGTGCATAATTTCATATGCTTGTGATTGATAGGCATAGACTTTTCCGTCAGTAGAAGAACCATAATATAAAATATCCCAATCTGTCCCTGAACCAAAGGTGCAGAATGAATTTGCATTGATAGTATCTTTTGAGTAGGCATTACTCAATAAATCAAAGAGCAATACCCTATTATTGGTCGCACCTCCGACTGCCTTTGAGGTATAAGCCATATAATAAATACTCTTGTGGTATTCAGACCAGCAATTCGCAATATTCGTTTCAGCGATATCCTTTATTTCAGGAGTAACCGCATCAGAAATTAACTGTGAATATTGCCCAGAAAATTTATATAATCCATCGCTTCCTAAGTAAATAATTCCGATAGGCGTTACCTTTGCGGTATACATCGCCTTGCAACCGATTTTAGTAAACGGGTCAGATGTATCCCAGTCAGTTGAAGGTGTTGCCCCATCAGTATAAACAAACCCAATACTATTTTCTTTGCCCCAAGTCAATTTCCCAAGCCAAGTGAGAATAAAAGTAATCTGGTCTCCATCGTCAGGACGTATGTTCCTATAATAATCAGTAGGTAGAAAATAATCTGCAGAACCATCATAAGAATAATAAAGACGGGATGGTGCACTTGGGTCATTAGCACCGAATAAACGATTATAATGAATAAGGAGCAATTTGAATTTTGGAGGGGTGCAGGTATAAGTTGTAGAATACTCGGTTGCGCTTAATTCCCCGTCTGCATCGCTATCAGTAAGGGTTGTTGCGGTATTATTGGCTATTGTGCCATTTGATAAAAGATAGTAAGTAGAAGCCCCATTAGCGTGGCGATAAACTTTTCTTCCTGTTACCGTCTCCCCGCCATAGGTAGTAGGGGCAATAGGTATCATTGTGAGATTTACATCATTGTCCACGACTACTAAGGCATTTGAGGCGACATTAAAAGCCACATTATAAGAAGAAGTATAGAAGGAAACTTTATAATGATATGTTCCATTAGGGCCTGCTCCAGAACCCGCATCTGTGGCAAGTGCAGTCCCTAGATAAGTGGCAGAGGCAGACGAACCGTCATATTTTACCGGCTGATTATATCCGTCCGTCCCTATAGCAATATTATTCCAAGTTACCCATTGCCAGCGATAACTACTAGTAGCCAAATCAAGGATTTTAGTAAATACGCCTGTTGCATCTACCCCCTTCTCAATTTCGTCTCCGTGCGTGACGAGCAAGACTTTTGTTCCATCCTTAAGATAAAGACGGTGCATTCCAGTAATTGGTTCACTGGAATCTGCTGTTCCAAAAGTTAAAGTCTCGTCTCGTTTAGTAAGTGCATTTAATTTGGTATTGAATCTTACATTTTCGCAAATTGTCCCCTGATTTTTGGGAAGTGAATATGTGGAGAGTTTTGTGTTTAAACCTTTATCAAACGAATCCCACACATATTGGAGATTAGTTTGTTGATTCTCTTGTGCGAAAAGTAATTGCGGAAGGAGTAATAATAAAAATAGAAGTTTTTTTATCAAGAATATGCTCCTGATTTTTGATAGCGAATAGGGCTGTATTTATTTCCGCCGATTTGTTTTTTAGCCCAGTTTGCATAATCAAGGAATTCCTGCCTTTTTTTCTCTGCCTCGCCTGGCTTGCCTATTTTTCCCTTGCCTTGCCAGTCAAGATACTTGGATATTCCAGGATGAAAAGGCAAAAGATAAGTCAACCCATTATATGGTAATTGATTTATTCCTGTAAAATCATCGCTGATTAAAACCGCATATACTCTGATTTCCAAACCTGCGGTGGCTATTGGGCAGTCAAAATAAAGATATTTTCCTCGGCGGTAATATTTTTCAGGAGTCCCAGCCGAAGAAGTGCGCCAGCCAGAATCTTCCTCGTCTAACTCCGCCACTGTCGTCTTTATGAGTGGGTCGTCATCAAAGGATGCTCCCCCACCCGGATAATCATCTATATCATAAAACTTATCTATGAGCGCAACTAAGTCATATTTTGTATCATATACAGAAGTAGAGACGATGGAATTAAATGTTCCATCTCCGACTATACATCTCGTGATGGCACAAAATTCTTTGTCTGCGTCGAAAGCCCATCCTTTTACTACGGTATCGTCAGCCACTCTCGCGGTTATCTCTGGAT